AACCATTCGGTGATACTGCTACTACAGAATGGATTTCCCCTGCTACTGCTGGAGGAACAGGACAACAATTCGCATCTATGGAAAGTAATACCGGATGGCAGTCAATTGACCTAACAGTAGACCCACAACCATTCAGCAGATATATCGAAGCGGCATTCAAAACAACAGATACAGATACTGCAAGTTCTAATGAGGGATTTTATCTAAGACCTATACAGATATGGTTAGATGGGATGCCGAAGCACAGGGATATGATGTTGAACAATAGCACAGAAACAAGTAGGAACGTGGTTAAATATGGTAGTAGTCATGGACAGGTATATAGAAGATGGGGAGGAATTAGTTAATGTCAGATGATGTGTTAATTACTCCGGCTTCACGGAAGATTGAATTCAAGGATAGCGGTGGAAACATAGATGGACTCATTGCTTTATCTGCCGGAGGAAACCTACAGATTACATCTACAGGAACAATAGAGATTGGAGATATTTCTGAGGATATTCACATTGGTAATGGAACGGAAGCAGTAGATTTAGTATTCGATTATGCTAGTAGGATATACTCAGTTGCTAACCAAGACCTTACTATTGGTAAGGGAACTCTAGGTGGAAACGATGTAACAATTGATGGTGCAGATGCAGTTAATTTTTCCTTAGCGGGAACTGCTGAATTGAAATTATCAAATGATAAACTATCTCTTACAACTGGTAATGTTGGTGCGGAGGCTTTATTCGCATTTAGAGATAGAGCAGACATGGGACTCAAATCTAATGCATCATATGCAGTAGGGATGATGGCTCCCGATAATGTCTACATCAACATAGATTCTAATAACAACAATAGCGATGATACTGCCTTCATAGTAGCAAAGAACTCGCCCACCGTAGGTAGTGGAACTGAATTATTTAGAGTAGCAGAAGATGGTAATGTCGGAATTAACGATGCTTCACCAGACAAGGAATTATCCATCATAGGTGTTGGTGGAGGAAACGCTGATGTTGACATTGCTAGGGCTAGTGGTGCTACGATTAACCTACAAGCACAAGCAGCATTTGCATCAATTGGAACTTCAAGCAATCATGATTTTGGTTTGAAAAGCAATGGTTCAGTTAGATTGTATGTTGAATCGGGTGGTCACATTAGAATTATGCCGGAAGATGGGGGAACAGGAATTCTAGAAATATCTGGTGCGGCAACGGGTAGTGCTGAAGGGGGAGAACTCAGACTTGAAACTGCGGCTGACCATGATGGCACATACAACTTCTATCGTATAGATGCGTATCAAGATGATTTGAGAATTGGTCGTGCAGGGAATACTGATTTTACACTTGACTCAAGCGGTAATGTCACTATTGGCGGAGTAGTAGATGTTGGTAATCTAAAGATAGGTGGGGCGCAAGGAAGTGATGGTCAAGTTCTAACTTCAACAGGAAGCGGAGTTGGATGGGAAGATGCTTCTGGTGGCGGAGGTGGAATGACAAGTTTCCAATTAGAAGACGGTGATGGAACGGAAGTCACAATTTCTGATGGTAAAGAAGTAAAGTTCGTAGAAGGAACAGGCATTGAAATTAATTGGACTGATACATCAACAGGTTCAGATGGTGACCCATATGACTTACAATTCACAGTAGATGTTTCTGACTTCATGAGCAACGGTTCTAACAATAGAGTCGTGACTGCCACAGGGACAGATGCGATGAACGCTGAAGCAAACCTAGTTTTCGATGGAACAGGATTGGGAATAGGAACTTCTG